ATCTGAACATATCGTAAAATATGTACAGCAAGAATACAACCCAGTTACACGACTAATGCAAGCTGCATTTGATTAAAAAAAACATATTAGCTAACAAATTAAAACCCCTAGAAATAGGGGTTTTTTATTTTATCTATTAAAAAAAATGGAAACAATAATAGTAAAAAAAGAATTCGACGAACAAAATAGAGAAATTTATCGCGAATTAGCCAACGTTATCTTGTTTTTCATGTTTTAATTATTTAACACAAATATACCTATAAATATTAAAACATAAACCTTTTTAATTTTTAACCAAAAAAAAGGAGGTTGACACTTGGCCAACCCCCTTTTTTATTAAAGACACTATTGATTAACGCAGCTCTGCTGTGTTAAAGGTAGGTACACCATCTACGCGGATGTGACCGTAGAAGCGGTTATTAACCGATTTCTTCGCGTACCTTGTCATAATTCCTTTTACTGGTGCGAAATTGAAAGGATTGTACATAGTTGGGGTCAACTGCATAGGCACGTAAGGTGCGTAAACATAACCTGTGTCCAACAAAGATTTTCCTTTGTGACCAATAATCAGTGAGTATGCTGGAGCATATGGGTCACGGTACACTTGGTAACGACCACCCAAAGAACCAATACGCTCGATACCCATGTTATACTGATCCTGTTCAGGAGAAGCATCACTTACGTGGAAGTACTCAAGGTCATCGAAGATTGCAGAAATCTCTGAAGATACTACGATGAAGTTAGCACCACCGCGAAGGGTTGATTTATGGATTTGAGCTGAAACTTGGTTAACCTTAGTGATAAGAGTCTGATTCCAGTCCTTCTGAGTGTAGGCGTTAGAAGCAAGGGCAGCCTTTCTCCATCCGTAGTAATCCCAACGCAACTGCCAAGCACCAAGGCTACGGAGGTCACGAAGAATTTCGCGGTCGATTTCAGAAGCAACTTGCTCAGAAAGAAGAGCAGTAAGTTCAGCTTCAGCATCGATGTTATGGAATGCACTTACGTCTTGAGCAAGCTCAGGAGACCAAGTAGCACGAAGCTTACGCTCTTCAACAGATACTACAACCTCATCAAGACGGAAGGATACCTCACCCATTTCAGTCTCCAATTCAAGAGTAGCGTACTCAGCCCAAGCAACACCGAATGTGGTACCGCTGGCAACTGATTGGTTAGGTGTTCCACCTGAAATACCGATGTAACCGTCAAAAGTAGATGTGCCGATAGCAGCAGGTGCTGTCGTATCTACTCCTAGATAGATATCACCAAGTGCATCGCAGATATCACTGTATTGAACAATACCTTTACCATATTTCTGTGTAACAACTCTAAATGGCACCTTAGCTACGGTAGCAGCAACAACTGTACCGTCAGGAGCAGTCAAAGGTGTACCAGCGTTAAATACCATTAAAGAGGCCAAGAAAGACTCAGTATCCATGTCGTTACCATCAGGACCGTTCAAACGACCTTTGTCAGATGAACTGAATCCAGATACCTTAAGGATAATTTCTCTAACTGTACCATCGGTAGCGGTTTGTAAAGCTTGTAATGGGTTGGTTATAACGGTAAATGCACCATCAGTACCCAATGTTACTTTTTGTACATTATTAACTGTAGCTCCCGAACTATAATATGACTTAATGGTGATTGCACCTTTTGAATTATCAAAAAGACCATCATTGTAGAATAAATCATACAAGTTTTTAACCATAAAATCGGTAGCTCGGCAAGTTTCACCATTAATTACACAATCAGGCAGCTGGTTCATACCAGTGTGAGCCGAAAACTTAGCGGTATATGGAACTGTAGAATATGGGTCACCATATGTACCACTAGCGTTATCAACCCTAGAAGATGTAACAGGCACAAAGAAGAACAACTTACCAATAGGTAGGTTCATAGCTTGTACAGATACGATATCATTAGCCAAAAGCTTAGAGAATACGCGTCTCACGATTGGGAACACAACAGTTTCGAATGATCCAGAAGATAGCGCAGCAGTAGTGCTTTCAGTAATCAAGCTAGAAGCTTGGTTCTCATACAACTGTGCAATATTTTCTTTTACGTGGCCTTGAAGACCTGTAAGGAAGCCTGTTTGATCCCATTTTTCTTGGACTTTCTTCCTTACTTCTTTCATGTGGTTAAGGCCGATATTACCGACCATACCAGAAGTTAATAGATGTGACATTTTGTTTTTTTTTTAGTTTTTAATTGTTATTGTTATTATTAAAGTAATTTCTTACCTTCAACTCGCTCCATCAGTTCACGGATACGAGCAGTTTCATTATCTACATAAGCAGTATGTTCGCTTAAGTTGGATTTTCCAGAGGCAACAGACCTATCTAGTTTCGATACGCTTTCACTGATTGTCTTCCTTGAACCCATTTCATTTACAATCTTATCATAGAGAACTTTGGATTCTTTGATAGATTTAACGCCATCGAATCTTTCCATGATGCTAATTTTCTCGTCTTTAGTTGTAGCATGCTCCAAGAAAACTTTAGTAACATAGGTTAGATTGAAGTTATAAAGAGCGGTCTCAGCCAAAGTCTTTCTGAAACTAATCAGGTTTTCTTTGAAGATTTCGTTCTCTTTTTTAAGCTTCTTTGATTCGGTCAAAAGTTTTTCATATTCTGAAACCTTTGATTCCACCTTAACGCCTTTGGCGCCAGCACCTTTGATTGGGGTATTACGACCTGGCATTCTACGAGCCTGAGCAATTCCGACAGGGATAGCTTCATCAAGCATATCTTCCTCATCAGCTTCCATTTCCATTTCCATTTCATAACCTTCTTCCATGTCATGGGCTTCTTCGTCCATATACACTTCATATATGGCCTCATCCATATCCATTTCTTCTTCCATTCCCATTCCCATTCCTTCTTCCATTTCTTCTTCCATGTCCATTTCATCTTCAACTTCGATTGCGACAGCTGACTGTTTTGGTTTAAGGATGAACTTTCCAGGTTCCTTGATGTCCATATGAATCTCGTCACCAATGACCTCAATTTCATCAGTATCGGTCAGTTCTTTATAAACTGATAATACCATATCATCAGAAGCGTCAGTCAAATCGATTTCCTCCTCATCTGGTGCATCTGATAAATCAACATCAACCACGTCCATATCGTCCATGTCGAGTTCTTCATCACCACCCATTTCGGTGTCATCAAGTTCGATTTCAAGTTCATCGTCACCTTCTAATGAATCAACATCCAGCTCATCACCTTCAGCCTCACCATCATAAGGATCGACATCGACATCAGCCTCAGCTTCAGCCTCCTCAGAACCTTCCATTTCACCTTCAACATCTTCTTCTTCAAAATCGTTAGCTTCTGATAACGACTCATTGATAACGCTGTCAATTTCTTCCCTAGCGATAGCCCGAAGTGTTTCTTTCGCGTTTTCAGTTAAAGCTGCTTTAATAGACTGAATGTCCAAAAGCGCTTCTTTCACAAAATCTGTTTCTTGTTGTTTTGCCATTTTTTTTAATTTGTATTTTTTTTATTAATGGTTTTTTTATAATAAATATGCAATAGTGTCATAAACGAATAAAAAAAGTTGTATCAGTTTTATAATAAATATGTTATAATGTTGAAAAAAATTATTTAACCTAATAAAAATTTATCTAATCCGCTGATTATCTTATGTTTAGATTCTACCACTTCCATTTTCATTTCTGAAGATTTATTTAAATCATTGAAAATCCATGACCCTGGAGTACTTGGATTCGTTACAATATCCCAACAAATAAGCTCAAAGTCGTTCTGTACGACCTGTATTCCGTGAACATCCTCAACGGAACCAACACCTCTTGATGAGACGCCTATTTTAATTCTATGTCTAAGTAAGTTTGCAACTTGGTCGCCTGTGGTGGATACTATGCCTAGATTAATGAAACCTGGAGACATTAAAATTTCAATCTTCCCCATAAGTACATTTCCTTCCCACCACATCTCAACAATGTTATGTGAAATCCTATCACCTGCAATGATTGATTCAGCAGGGTGGTCAAGCTCGCCTATTGCGCGTCTCTCATCTATTAATACTTGGTAAGCTTTAGATTGTGATTTAAGTATATCTTCAGGATACACCCTTCCGTTTCGGTTCTTAACTCCGTATTTTTGTAGAACAGCGTAGATATAATAGGGTTCAGCGATAACATTCGAGCCTTGCTCGAACTTTTTCATTTCATTTATAAACGCATGGTTTCTTTTGTCGTCAGGCGAAATATAACCCGCGTCACGTTCAATTAGATATCCAAATCCAGTTTCTCCAGCTCTTAAAATCGATAAATTCGACATAGTTGCATTTTATGATAAATATGCGCTATGTCGATAAATTATTTTTTATTCTTGCTGAATTCCAATAATTGAGCGTAATCTGTTTCGATATTTGTTATAACATACTCTGACATTCTTTCAATATAATCAGAAATATTATCAAATCTGGTATTAACATATAATGTGATATCTGATGACATAAAACTTTTTTTACCTGTTCGAATACCTGAACTTCTTAGGTCGGTATCTACGATATATTTAAATCCGTGATTAGTAACACCATTTAGGTATGTGTGTACGTGTGTCCTAACGCGCTTATTAATTGCGCTTACCAATTGGTTTGGTTGTGTGTTAGCGTTTTTTGGTGTAATCCAAGTTGATAGATTCAAATAAACTGATTTATTATCAGTTACGTCAATTGTGCCGTATTTTACCTTATGGTTATTAAAGTTATTTAATTGTACGGTTTTTCCTTTTTTATGCATTATTAGAATTTATTTAATAATACTCGTATAATCCACCTCTGTCAAGTGATTTTAGGAAAATAATTAAATTAATTTTTTTACGACTTCGTAATTATCAGTCATCATACAAAAGATATATGCCTCCTCAATACATTTTAGCTGGTGTTCTTGTCCTTTATCAAATACTACAGTATCCCCTTTAGTATAAACCTCATTTGTGACTAAATCTACCACTACACCATCTTTAACTTGAAGTATATGATACTCATCATTATTTCTATGCTTAGGTATACTTAAACCTTTTTTATATCTTAGCAAAAATCCGTTATAGTCTTCAGGTGTTTTGATTCGCTTGCATAGCGCACCTTCACAAAGTTCCAACTCAAACCATTGGCCATAACTCACGTTAGGTATCAAATCACGGCTGGAAACTTCTAATATATTCTGTTTTACTTCTATCGGCATATTAATTCAACGAATCTTTTAAGTTTATCATTTTAAGCATATCTTCTTCGTAAGTTTTTGGATTAAAACCCATATCCAACAACCTTTCTTTAACTAACAATAGTTTTTCCTTTACATTCGTATCACTTTCTGAAATCTGACTATTCACCTTAGTCAAACACTCTTTGATTATACTATTGAATTCAGTTTCTTGTGTCTCTTTGTTATCACTCATCAATGATTTTACCAACGTTATATCGGATTCAGAAAGGTCAGCATACTTCTTATTGAATCTATCAACTAGAACTTTAGCCAACATATCAGTAGGTACATAATCACTTGTTGCAGGCTTCTCAATGATATTATTTTTAATATGCTCCTTGATACTACCTTTCACCGCAGCACGTTCTTTAACGTCATTGGAAAAAATGAGTTTAGAAACCGCCGTATTGATTGTGGTGGATTCAACCAATTCCGTTTTATTGGTTAATACATCCAAAGCTTCTTTAAATAATCGGTTAGTTTTAACAATATCCTTTCGGCTTATACCGTCCAATTGTTTAACTGTTTCAGATATGAATTCTGATATAACGAAATCGTCTTCAGCGTGATGCGTCCTAACGTTCTCAAACACTTTGAACTGTGTATATAAAATACGGTTTTCTTTAATAAGCCTAAGAATTGAACCTAATCGTTTCTTATCATAAGGTGTTTTATTGACAACTGAGTCTACAACGAATTCTTTTAGCGTGTCTAAAAGTGAGCCAAAATTATACATGGTGCGATGGTTTATATTTATAAATATGAATAATGGTAGTAATTGTTATTTTTGTTTGATAACTCCGTCAATATCTTTTAAAATTTCATTTATCTCGTTATTAAGCTTAAATCCTTTATCATACATTTTAACTTTATTTTCGTTGATTTTGGCATCCTCACTAGGTGTTTTTATCGATTCCAAAAGACGATTCATGTAGATATCCTTATACTTATCAATCCTTGGTTGTACTTGTTTCTTAAGCTTTATTATTTCTTCAGTTAAAAGTTTTTCAGTTCGAATTAAACTTTCACCTATCTCTGGAACTGTTTCAGTAGCTGGCGCTTCAGGAACCGCTTCACCTTCATTTGGAGATGGTATTTCCTCACCTACGGCTTCCTCACCTTGGGCCTCTTCGAACCCAACGTCAGAGCCTCCCCCCAAATCCAAACCACCACCGAAGCCGCCTCCGCCTCCGCCTCCGCCTCCGCCACCTGTATCAGCAGCTTCACCGTCCTCACCACCTTCTGGAAGAACGCCTCCCATTTTGGCTATTTCTATGTCACCATATAGCTTATCGACCTTATCGAATACCCCAGTGTATTTAATGACATTCGCGGTGTTGGCCAATTCAGCTGAAGCAGCTTTTTCCATTCTCTGTTCAAGTAAGTCTTGTCGGTTATCATCGTCACTCCAACCGAGTATGTCACGTCTGGCTCTAGTTAATGACATCGTTCCGAAACCGTTACCGATATCACTTACTGCATCCTTGACCAGTGTTACTTTTTGTTGCAAGTTCTGAATCCTCAACATTTGGGCCTGTGTTGATGGATTATTCATTGTTATCGTGAAGTTATCTAGCTCATCATCAAAGCCCAATAGCAATAAGTGTATTATCGCAATCTTATTTAGTTCTTGAATAACTGCTTGTTGTATTCTATTGATTGTTCTAGCAAATCTAATGTCTAATAACGCCAAATTTTTACCCTCACCTTGAGCTTCATCAAACCCTAAAAATGCTTTAGGTACTCTCAAAGCAGTGAAAAGTTTACGCTGAAGATACTCAATATCTGCGATTTCTCCAAGGTTAGAATTTTTAATAAACACACCACTTTCGGTTGCGAATGTGTGATAATTATGATAAATTTCGTTACCGTCTACGGTTATAGTACCAGTATCAATGGTATCCTTCAACCATTCTATTGAAGTTATTTTATGGTTATAAAATTCAACTTCGGATAATTTATTTTTAAATAAATCTTTAAAAGATGACTTACTATAATCCCAATAATCTTTAATATTATTAAATATCATTAGGTTATTAGGTGAACAATTTCTAGTATCTAAATTTATAAAGTGAACAATATTTTTATCATTTTTTGTTTTATCGGATAAATATTCCTCAAACTCAGAATATATTGATTCGGAATAATCAATATAAAGTTGCTCATAAAATTGATTTATCTTATCAATAAAAAAACTAATCATTAATTCCGAATTTTCATGTTTAATAATATAACCTTCATTATACAAGTCATTAGCTAAAATATCCTCAAATCTAAATTGATGACATTTACCATGTAGTGGTATTAAATTTTCATATTTAAATGAGTCCTCAATATTCTCGAATAACTTAGATGCTATGATATGATGAACGTCCAAATTTTTACCTACTTTTTCTTTAAAACAAAATTGACATATATCATCATGATTTTTTCTAACTAAGTCAAAAATTTCGTAATGTTTTTTATAATAACGTCTATTATTTCTAATATTTGAAAGATTATTCTTATTTTTAAAATAAAAATCTCTTTTACAATCTAATGTGCAAAAATTTTTATTTTTACCATTATCACTAATTGTCATACTTTCCTCACAACCCATACATGGTTTTATGATTACATCGTATTTAATCATTGATTGATTACTACAGTTCTTACTACAGAATCTTTGTTGACTAGGTTTTTTAAACTCATTATTACAAAAATCACATTTTTGTATAGTGTCTTTAACTCCTTTATATTGTGTTAATTTTGAACCATTATATACTTCACTCCTTTTCTTATTGTAACAACTTCTAGAACATAATTTACTTCTATCGAAATGAGTATATGATCTATTGGATTTGATATTTCCATCACATTGTTCACATTTTTTTTGGTATGTTAATGAAGTACACCCCCTATGTCTATTTCTAAATTCTTTTAAAATTAAATTAAAATCCACATAATCCCCGATAGATTGGTCAAACACAAATTGAGAATTTACATCCGTTTTCCTATAAAAAGGCATTAATGAATCACCGACAACCAAATCCTTAGCTTCGACAAAACCATTAGTTCTATGAACCCACTTATGGTCTGGGGTTGTTGTGATGGACTCTCCATTATCTAATGTGATTTTAATCACCTCAGCATTCTTTCTAGTCTCACCTGCCCAAGTAATTGGTAATGGTGCTAATTCTCCTGTAATCGGATTACATGAATAAACCCATAAATCCCTATTACCGTTATCCCACTCATCTATTATTTCAGACAATTGAAGAGTTCGACCATCTAAAAGTGGTATACGGGTATCTAATGCGATACATGCTCCTGGAAGTGTTTCAATAGGGCTTGGTGATGATTCCTCTCTAACGGGAACAAAAATATCTTGGTCGTTACCCAATACGTTCATCCTCAAATCCAATTGTCCAGTTTTTGGGTCGATTACAGGCATACGTTTAAATCTGTTCGCTATTTCATTGATATATGATTGAACATCTTCTGGGTCGATATTACCTACGAATATTTTATACACCCTACGCTCAGGCGCTCTAGTAATCCTATACACCAACATTGCATCTTCCGATAACATCAACAACTTCCATATGCGTCTGGCCTTTTCGAGGATGCTGGTTCCATACGGTAACCGTCTATCATCACCCAACAACCTAAAGTGCGCTATTTGCCAGTTCTGAAACTGTAAATCCTTACCTCTCCAGTAAAAGTTAACTTTATCATCTCTATCTTCTGATGAATTTACGGCTCTAGAATAAACTGCATCGTAAACACCACCTTCTCTTCTCTCGATTTCAAAGTTCGGTAATTGTTTTGCACCAGTAACTCCTCGTGTATCATCTGTATTTAAAAATACGAAATTATCCCCATATTTCACCAAATTCCTAATCCACATAGGTAAACTTGTGTGGATATCCAACCTATTAAAAAATAAATCCTCAAGAATACCCTTAACTCTTGGTGAGTTTGAATATATGTTTAATACTCTACCTATGTCATTAACCGTTGTGGACTCTTCCGACATAATGTCAAGGGTTGCCGCGATTTCAGGGTAGAACTCCATGTTCTCAAAATCAGAATAACCACCAATTCGGCTTATTTCATACTGAACGGCTTTTTGGAAAGTCTCATTCTCAACCTTCTGCCAAAGACCACCTAAGAATTTATTCTGTCTAGCCTGTAATGTTTTTGTTTCGAACTCAGCTTTAGAAGTAGTTCGAAGTATTTCGTCTGGCTGTATTGAATATTTATTACTTAATTTGTTTTGATCTATACCATACGGGGTAAACACACTGGTTAACCTTTGAAATATTGTTTGTTCTTTGTTCATTATCTTAATTTGTTTAAATATACTTTAGAATTCGAAAAAATAAATTCAATTACGCGACATAATCACACGCAACGTAAGCAAGTCTTTTAACTTGTCCGTTAACGATTACCACTTCATAGACATAACCGTTTGTCCAATCCTCACCTTGACTATTGGGTAAGGCGTCACACCCCTTAACGACATTAGCTCTAGTGTTAGCTTTGTCTTGGGGTCCGATGGTCGTTGACCACCTGTATAAGGTTTGAGGGTTCTTACCGTAGGTCTGTCTAGTAAAGGTTCTTTGTGTTGCCATAATATCTATTTATATATAATTATCCGAAACCTCCGAAAAGCCACATGTATTCACCAGTCGGATCTTGCATATTTTTAGATACGATTGGGTTGAAATTCGGTTTACTTTTATTTTTATTAATATTATTAACATCGGCCACTTTAAGTTCACCTGAACTTGAAAACGATACCCAACTGGCCAACATAGCTTTAGTCTTCTGATCAATAGCTTTAAGTTGTTTGAATGAATTATCCAAGATGAATAAAGCCATCGCCATTGCCATAATCAAGTCATCATGTTTACCTTTAGTGTGGTCAGCTCTGCCGTTTATATAGACAAACGAATTCAATTCGGATAAGAGTCTTGTCGAACGTATTTTTATACCGTGGTCATCACCTTCATCTTTATTGATTCTAATCATTTTTTCAAACGTAGAAACCAATCTAGTTCTATCACTACCTACTTGGAACCCAGCGATTTCATTATCTGAGCTGTATTTATTCATATCCTTACGCTTCTTTAAACCTTGACCACCCTTTTCGCCGTAATACAAGTTAGGGTATTTCATATCCTGAAGTTTTAATACTGTGGCCACTCCCATACCACCAGTTATATCGACTACAATTAAAGCGTTATACAGCGTTCCGTATTCAAATAAAATGTGTGACAACTTATCTGGTGGTATTCGACCCATGTATTCGGCAACTTGAGTCATGGTCGCAAAATCAATTATAGTAAATGTTGAATAGTCAGCGCCATCACCCCTACTTACGTCACTCGCCAATATATATTCGTGACCCTCAATCGGAGATTCCCAGACCCAAAGCTCGCTTTCGCTCCCACTAACATATATGGGGTCTTGTACGTTTCTGTTTTTATGGTGTTGAACATATTCGTCAGACACAACGTTACCACCAGAACCTAAGAACGATACATCCAATTCTTGAGCAATCATTCTTGCGTCATTATTCATTCCTCGACACATCTCTTCATACCAAGGCGATGTTGGTTTATAACCATCGGCTATTTTATTACGATAGGAGTCAAATGTAAAATCATCTTCGTCAATAACTTCTTTATCCTTTTTTTCCTTATCAGTATACCGATACCATTTAAGTCCGATATTATATCTATCGTCTTGATACCAGCGCATTTCAATAATGTTGAAATTATTAAGTTTTTTTAATGCTAAATCGTAGGTCTCATAATATAGCTCATCTAGTCCATTTGGGGTTGATATAAGTACGCTTCTACCACCTGTGCCTAAAGCCGTTTGAGCTGCGCCGAACAGTTCTTTGCCGTCCTCAATGAACGCAGCTTCGTCCATAATCAACAAGGTCGGAGTATAACCCCTAAGAGCGTCTGGCGATGTCGCTACGGCCTTAACTCGACAACCATTAGGTAATCTTATCTCTTTCTTAGATTCGGATGAAAATATGGTCTTTTTCTCTTTTTCTGGTGAACCATAATAATCAGGCCCCCAAGCCCATCTAGGTATCTGATTCAAGAAATCCTTAATTTTAGAAAGGAATTCGAATGCCATATCTTGTTTGTTAGCAACAATCAAGATAGCCTCTGGGTTATTCTCATCGGCAAAACCTAGCAATACGGAAGTAGTCGCTGCTACAGTGGTAGATACACCTGCTTGCCTAGGTTTGGCGATTATATTATGGCGATGGTTTTTAAGAGAGCGAACAATCTCTTTCTGTTTATCAAAAAGTTTAAATGGGACATAACCGTTATTGGTTTTATCAAACGTTTTAAAATAAGTCTCAATGACATATGATTGGTCAATTAGACATTTGGTATATTCTTCATAAATTTCATTCGCAGTCAACATATTCACTATTTAATAGTAAATATGTTGATAGTTAAGTAATTACCGTTCTAGTCGACTTATAAGACCTTGTACGCCTGATTTTAGCATATCTTTAAGTTCAGCAACAGCCTTTTCTTTAGATGAATTAACTTCAGAATTAAGCTCTTCTTCCAATATATCTAAGTCAGCGTTCTCTTTTACTACTTTAATGATTTCTGACACGATTCGTTTACCTTCATTTGTACCAGCCATAATCTCTTTCATGGTCGAATTAAATTCGGCCACTGGTTTACGGACTAAGTTATTGAACACGTGGTGTTTCATATTATGGTCTTCATTCGGAATACAATTTAACATACGACCCCATAGAGCTGGACCCATTCTCAAATCCCAAGGCTCAGCCGCTAAAAAGTCTGCTTGACTTACAACAAATTCATTCAACTTTTCGTTGTCAGTGAATCCGTGTAAAGATATTGCCTCCAAAACGCCCTTAACCAATTCATGGATAAGTACTGGAAAAATTAAAGCTTCTGCATTTATTCTGATTTTACCACCTTCGGTATAATCCACATTAACTACGCCCATAGGTTTACCTGTTTCTGGTTTAGGAGTGCTAAAATATAGATAATCGTTGAGTGACATTACCTTTTTATATTTATTCAAAAGCGTTGGATCGATATCGGTCAACTCCCTGTTTTTTAAATGATACATATGGTTACACCTATTAGCGCCACCTTGTATCATAGCATTGATGAATCTACGTTTCATTATCTCACCCTCAGCACTATCCATATCATCAGCCTTATCGAACTCCATAGTGAATTTTTCATCCTCAAATTCCCTAGTCAATTTCTTCTCTTGGGTTAAACGGTCAACTAATTTTGCGTTGAATTCAATTAAATCTTCTCTGATACCATAATCTTCCATAATAGCTTCTATAGCAAGTTGCTCCAACATAGGTCTATGTTTACGCTCACTCTCCATACAACCTACTATTAGATTGCTGGCGCTCTCAGATATCGCAGATAATGTATTCTCATCGATTGAATTGACATCGAAAGCCTCCTTACATGCGTTGGTGACCTCAACGAATCTATCCAATAGTAATTTTTGGTCAAAAGCTCTAACCCCAACCTTTGGTAACGCTGGGTGGTCACCTATGGAGGTTTTTCGGTTTTTAATAGCGTCCTCAATATCAGGATGCATTCTTTCTGCGATAGTTTCAGGATAACCAAAACCCTCATACAACATACCTTTATCAGTTGACTGAGATAAGGCTTTACGAATTAGATTACTATATTTATTTTCTTTCATATCGATTATTTCTTACGTTTTGATTCGATGAGTGTATTAAGTTGGGCTTTAGTTATTTTTATCTTAGACTCTGAAAGATTTATTATTGAAACTAACCCACGTAGTGCTTCTACCGCTCTTTGCATTTCGTTATCGCTTAGACTGAATTCATATATATTCAAGAATTGCTCTAATTCGTCTTTAATTTTTAATAATGCAATTTTTTTACTGATTTTAGGTGTCACCTTTTTGTCTTCTCCCATATCTTGTTTAATTTTCAACATTTCTTCGTAATTTTCCTCATCGGCTTCGATATCCTCGATGGTTTTAATATCTTTTGCTTCGTTAGTTCTAACGTACTCATCTTCTGGTTTACGTCTATTAGCTTTTTTTATTGCGGATGAACCCAATGATGCTTGACATACTGCATAAGCATCCACTTCAGGACTCTTTTTCTTCACATCAATAACACATCTGTCAAATTTAGCAGTATGTACTTTTTCAGCTCCAACCTCAACAACTACACCTTCTTCTTTAACAGCGTTAGAGATTGCGGCTGATGCCAACTGTTCAGCTTCATCTTTACCGATATTAGGTAGCCCTTTCATTTTACTTACGGTCGTATTATATGCCGACACGATGTCACTGGAAGATTTTGTAATCCTATTAGGTAACTCATTTTTAACTTCATTCAGTTTACTGATAATGTCCTTTCTGTAGCTCATTTTTACTGTATTTCCACTCTATTGTTATGTCCTTAGCGTAAAGCTTATCTTTGACTATTGATACATCATCGCCAAAGAAAAATTTAAGTCTATTTTTTGGGTATTCTTCATACTCCGTTATATCTTCCCAGCATAATGCCACCACACCGTCAACGGAATCCCAAACCGAAAACGTATCACTATCTTGTATACATGTCAACGAGAATTCATCGGTCTCAATTCTACCTACAACATCAATGAATTGTTTATCTGGTGGTTCAGGTTGACCGCTGGCTGGGTACGTATCCCAAGCTTCACCATCCACACCTTCAGTAGTCTTGGAAAAGATAAATTCGTAAATTAACTTACCATCCCAATCCTTTCCGACCTTATTTATATAAATCAATTTCATCGTTACGCTTTAGGTTTAGTTTTTGGTCGTTTAATCGGAGGTGTAAATGGTGAATCGTTAGCTTTTCTCCTAGGTGAAACTTGAATATCTGGTTCCACTTCTGGCTCAATAACAATCGGTTCATTCATTTCGTATCTCCGTTCATCGTATCTATAAATACTCATCATTTACTTAATTTTTAGGGTTAGCATAATCGTATATCAGATTTCTTATCAAAGATACGGTATTTTCGCTCTTCTTACCCCATTTTTCTCCTTTATTCTTAGTTTTGCATGCGGAAGGTGTAGGTCGACATGCGGGATATTCAGAACGCGTCTCACCTTCTTTTCTACCACAAGGTTTACATTTCTTCCTACCAGTTTCTTTATCCGTTCGACATGTGTTGCAGTCAACCCAACCTTGAGAACCCTCACCGCCTCTTCTTTCGAACCAACCGTGAAGACCTTTTTCCTTCTCTTTTGAATAATCGGTTTTTTCTGATAATCTATCATGGACTTCGTATGTATTCTCATCAAAAACGTCTGGGTAATTCTCATGGTCATCATATTCATCAAAAAGTTCAATCGACACAATACCATCATCACCCCAAATACACCCACTGGCCACATCCCAAGGATAATACCACATCATCGACATTCTAGCTTTACTGATATATGGGTTTATTTCAATACCAGCATATTTTTCAGCCACCCTAACCCAATCAATATATACGTAATCTGGCCCCATACTACTAAGCTGACTGCCATATTCATCAGTAAATGCTACTAATTCATCATAAGAACTAAGCCTTAGCACTCTATTCTTATTAATCTTAACTATATGGATATGTTCTGCTTCCCAGTCAGGCATTTCACTCTTTACCCATTCCAACCAAGAATCCCCAAACCCGTACCAAAAACCACTAGGTTTTGATCCGACTTTTTGTTTATCTATGGGAGTTGGTCTAAAATTTATCTTTGCCTCATGTGACATGACAACTCTGATATTTCGATATGCTGTTAACAGTTTAGCCATGTAATCCGAAACTTCATTAACCTCAGATTCACCTTCTTCTAAACCCTCAGATTTATTACCCCAATTAGAAGCACCCACCTTTCTGCACTGAACTAAGGCACCTGACCCGTAGGCACTTGGCCAGACCGAGTACCTACTTTTGACTTTATGATAACACGCATCTTTCTTACCTTTACCTTTTTTCTTGGCCTCATCCAATGAGTCAAATTCTTGAATTTCAACAACTAAGTTGCTATCACCTTTAATAACTCTATGATACGTTTCTTTAGGTATTATAACAGATTCACCTATAATCAACTTCTTAGGTAATTCATTATCAAACTGAATCATCCAATCGTTCTCATTAGTAGGGGTTACTACTCGGTCCCGTTTATCCCTATGCCATACTAGTTCAGAAGGTTCTATGTTAATATCGAACGTTCTTTTTATTACACCTGATTTTAATATTTCTTGTTCGTAAGGTTTATCATTTTTGGGCATCGGATGCGGAATTTTTTAAAAAGTTATGAACCTCTTCAACGTCATCTTTAGATGTTGCAATATGATCAGACGCCCAATCGTGTCCGTTTGATAGTATCATATCGACCATACTCTCGTTCATGTTAAGTATTGCATCGGCTGCATCTCTTATAGTTTTAAGATTTTGGAAGAACATATAATTCTCATTTTCACTACCTTCAGAAAGGCTCCTAAGTGATTCTAATATTGTGTTACGCATGGTTAATATTTTAATTTAATAGTATTATTTTTCGGTCATTTCGTAAAAAAAATCATCTTCATCACCAGAAGACCACTTTAACCCGTTTTCGCAGTTGAATGTGTGTGTTGACACTTTAAAATCGGGTATAGTTACACCTTTGGGTGTCAAAGATTGGTCATAGAATAAAATCCTATTATTCGGTTGCGCTGAAAATTGGCCATTATCCAATTTTATTATGTTAAAACTCTTATGTTCATTAGGTGTTTCAGACAACGATGTGTTAAGTTCATTAGGTTCGCTGTGGCAGCTATCAATTGTAAACATATATGTACCGTTGTACATTTCTTTATCTTTCATTAGTACCTTGCACCTCAATCCGCTTAATGTTGATTTTTGGATTACTGATATGTTATAAGAAAAAACATCCCAAATTTCTAGGTAGTCTAAAGGGAATAATTTATCGATATCAATATCGATTTTCCATACGTAAGCTGAAATAGGTAACTTATCATATAAAGCCCCGAAGTTGGTCAACAAGCTCTCAATATATAAGGCCTTACCCTTAACCGATTTAACTGATACCCAATAACACGGTTCATACTCACCAACGCCCTTTTGAAAATCATAAAGAAATTCTTTTCTGACATAGCATTGTATAGGTGGTAAATTTGCTACTAAGTAACTCATGATTTAATTATATTTGTCTTTATTATTACCAATAACGACCCCCTCCACTAAGCCCAAGACTTTTTGCAAATCTTGGCAATGAGCAAGCCCAGTACCCTGCGGTCGTTTTATCTGTCTTTTCTGGACAATTATGTCTATCTGAGAATGCTTTTCTAGCTTTAGGGTCTTTTAATTTAACGGCCAAATTACCACCACCTGCTTTAGCTCCGAATGAAACTTTCTTAATATTACCACTACTTGGGTCCTTAACGTAAACATAAAATTTCTTTGACCCACCTCGTTTAGGTTTATTAAGCTCAACGTTTTTACCTTTATATTCGGCCTCAGCGATAATCTGTTTGATTCCGTTTAATACGTCAGATTCGCTCACATTATCATTAGGTTTATCTTTTAATTCCTTATTTAAAATCTGTTTGGCTGATTTTTCATCACCTTTAAGGATATTACGTATAATCAATGCCAACATTGGTGCGCCTAACGCGGCTATTTGTGTAAATGTTGGAAGATGTTCAACCATTTCATCCTCTGAAACCAAATCATCGTTAGATTCTTCCTCATATATCGCATTTAACAGTATTTCTTTACCGTTAAGGTAAGTTAGCTTCGGTATAGCAGAATTAACAATGAATTCATCGTTCTCATTCAATGATATAAGATTAGAACCCCTAAGAGCTTTAACTTCTTTTAATAATTGAATGTACTTGTCAGAACCATATCTGAATACAGACTCACCCAAAGGTATCTTATTATCCAAATGGTACTTAAGACCACCTGAAACTGAAACGGGAACCGTCAACTCCATGGGTTTGGACCACTCTAAGAATATCTCTTCTATGTCATCGCCCAACGACATCTCATCGATTTGTTCATCATCCATTCCATCGGAATCAGGTTGGTTATCGTCAACATTATTGTCGTCCTTAATCTCTGAATCAGATTCTTGATTATTATCATCAGCACCGCTGGTTTCAATTTTATCTATTATATCCTTTCGGTCAGAATCATCCATATCAGCGGTATTAGTTGCTGATATTACAGAATTAATTACGAATTTTTCCAATTCAAAATCAGGATTATCTAAACCCTTTTCATAATCCCTTAACGACTGTCCGATTTTACCCGCTAATTGTTGAATAAATTTCTTAGGGTCACTTTCCTCATCAGCCTCAACACCAGCGTCAAAAGGTTTTTTTTCAAAAGGATTATCATTATCACCACCTACTTCATCAGGTGTGTCTTGGTTGTCATCACCAAAACTTGGCTCAGGAGCTGGTTGATCGCCAACGCTAGGTGCGGTGTCCATACCGCCATCAGATGCTGTCGGTGCGTCTAATTTAAGCTTATATTTGGTTTCATCTAAGGCGTAACCGTTCTCTTCATCAGAAAACAAACCTGTTGAAATACCGTCAGCTTTAGTTTCGGTTAGTGTTTTTTTTTTCCAGTTACTTTCTCAAGAATAGATATAATCTCCTCATTGGATAGATTTTTAAGTATTGACTCAGCTGTCAAAATCTGTTCTTTCTTACGCTCACCTGTGGCAACGGAAACCGCTTCATCAATCTTGTTTATTGTTTCCAAGATGCTCAATTGACGCTTAACTGCGATATTACCATTCTTTACTGATACGTCTTTACCGTCACCCAACAAAACTCGGTTTATTCTGGATTCATTCTTAGATAGTTTTACATCTTCAAACTCATCCAAAACGTCTTGTTCAGCTAAATTATCACCGAACGCGTCCTCGTCTTTACCTTCTTTAGAATCAAATGACAACTCAGCACCCGCCTTATCAAGTATATATTCTTCATTACCACCCATACCTTTAGTGGCAGATAGTTTTTGATTCGATTTATACGGATGATGTTCTGAAATCAAATTATCATCTTCAAAAACATTAATATTTGATTTGGTACCCATAGCCTCACATAAGGACATGAATTTAAGGTTAAGCTGCTTTATCGCTTTTGCATATGATGGGAATACCCATTCTTTTTTATTCTTAAGGCCACCGATATATTTAAAATCTTCTTTAATCAAGTCACCAACACCATCACTGATTTTGATATAATACTCGTGATTCTCTCTTACGATTCCGTACACTTTACCATCTGGGCCCATTTTAGTTAGCTCAATGACCGAACGATCGACACCTTCTTTTATTTGGGTCTGATTCATTAGTTCAATCATTCTGTTAATCTGTTCGTTACCCTTAAGGCCTGTCGGTTTGATTGCGATTTTACTCATTTTATATTATTTTTTTTTAAGCTACAGGGCCATAATAACCCCCTATTATTGACGTACCTCGCATTACGTTTATTGGTACTCCTAACAAATACACCGCACCAGTCACTGAAGATATTGAATTAATCATAATGTCAAAATTACTACCAGCGTCTAACGCCATAGATGTTCCATTAATTATTGCAGAACCACCACCAGTTCCGACATATACCTGCATATACGTATAGGCACTTAGTGTTGCACCGCTGGCTGGTTGAATTATTGGTAGTATTCCGTGAAAACTAGACATTTTTTTAGGTTATAATAGTAAATATGCGAATCTTTGTAAAATATCATTTAGTTAAATATAATTATGCCACCATTAGTGAGCGTACCGTTTTGGAATATAACACCACTAGTTATAATAAGCTTACCTCCTGACTGAATAATTAGCGTACCATTAATTGTAAGGTTCCCATTAACGGTATAAGTTTCCCCTGAATAAATCGTGAACGTACCCTCAATAAGGTTTGGTAAAATTAATGGCTCTATAATATAACCGCTTAAAGTAGGTGTACCTTGGAATACACTGATTGGTAAGCCGAATAAGTATAGGTTACCCATAACCGCTGATATCGAATTAACCATTATTTTTATGTTCGACCGCGCCGAAATAACAAAGGGTAGACCGTTTATGGTGGCAGAACCACCACCTGTACCTGCATAGACCTCAATATACGTATATGCGCTTAATGTAGCACCGCTGGCTGGGTGAATTATCGAAGGCCTACCATAAAAGCTAGACATTAGCAGTTTTTACTATAAATATGAATAATCTTAAAAGAATTAAGTCAACATGGTTTGAATTTCACGAGTTGAGTGAAATTGCTAAAGCGCGTTGGTGTATTAACTCGTTTATTTCTCACACGCTGTATTAGTTGATATATTAAAAATTAACGATTATATTTCCGATAAATTTAAATATATGGTCCAAGTAATTGAACTTACGCACTCTGAAAAAGTAAAAATGTATCAAACGGTAGAAAAAGATACGTTGATTGAAATGCTGATAACCGCAAACAATGTTATTACCCGACTAACGGAAGCAAACACCTTTCGTATAGCCGATGTTAGCAGTACATATTGTAGCTGTCAGCAATCTCAATGTTATTTAACGAATGGTAGTTATATTTGTGCGACTTGTAATAGAGTTATTGGAAAGTAGCCAAAATATTTATGCTAGCGTTGGGGTTTGGTAGTTTATTGACACTTTTTCAACCAATCTAATAAACCAATCATTTAAAGTTTCCGTATCCAAAGGTGGTTTATTACATGTACCTTTTATTAAAACGTGTAGGTGGTCTGGTGTGAACATAGCATAATCTTTTGCTCATAAATATCAGATTAAATCGGAAAAAATAACCCGATGAATAATAAAATACAAGCGGTAAAAAAATAATTATAACCGCTATCGACCCATCACCAATAACTTTATGTTAACCAAGTTCGTAATCGAATATCATTGAAATCTTTTTGTCATCTCAATACCTTTCTCGCATTCTTTTACTATCTTAGCTAAAATATCAGGTGAGCTATACGTGTCGCTACTAGATATGATTGATAAGACTCTATCCACTACCGATGATACTATATTGGTCACTTCTAATTCAACATATTTTTCGATATCCTCCTCAATTAATTTGGGTTCGATAGCATCCAACTTAGTGGCATTATATTTTTTTATGTGACTATCCAAGACCTTACCTTGACTATCCGCCAACTCGAATCGCGTGTAATCAATGTTTTCAACCCCTTCATAGATATATCTGGCGCCTCTTTTGAAAGTAACCTCCAATGTTTTATTAGTTGAGTCATATACAGAACCCAGAATATTACTTGATTTGTAATAAGCAGTAGTCTTATTACCCTTCGTCTCTTTTCTTATTATCATAATTCGTTTCGTTTTAAAATCACGCTCGTTATCTTATTACTGTCA